GATGTTTAGTGAATTTTTAGATAATTTTATTGTAGAAGAATTACATCCAAATTTATTAGCAATTGCCAAAGATACTAATTATCATCCTTTATCTAAACAAGCTAGAATGGCAAAAGAAATTAGGGAGTTATCAGCAAAAATCGAGTAGGAAATGCATATGATGAAGCAAGTAAAATTGAAATGCGACAACGACTAAAAAGATGATATTACTAATTATAAATATATATAAATTATTATTAACTTTAAAGAGAGAACTGATATGAATGAAGAAATTACAGACGCAGAAATTATTAATGAACAAAGCGAAATGACTTCTACGGAGAATTTTCAATATAATGTGCAAAAATTATTATTCGATTATGTTGGGGAATTAGTTAAAACTACACCCAATATTAATTTAATGACAGTATCAAGTGAAATTGGTATTGCTATTGGTTGTAATTTATTCAATGCACTTTCTTATTCTGGATTTAATGAAGAAGAAAACCAAAAATTATTCGATGATTGTATTAATACACTTAAAACAATGGCGGAAAATATTTATACCCGATTAACTGCTAATGATCCATCTATTAAACATATACAAGAATGAATATAATCCCAGAAGAATATCACTGTACAAATTGGTTTTGTAAATTATATAACCATTATTTAAATCCATTGGGTAATTGGAACGAACCATTACCATATCCATTGCATAATAAAATAGCCGCAGATGAATCATTTCTTCCTCCTATAATTTGGTGGAATATTCGCAATCCATTTCATAACTTTTGCCATTATTGGATAGGCATTACTCCATTGGGCGAAAGATATGAATGGCTAGAACCAGAATATAATGGTTGGTTTCGGGTAAATGTTGATTCTAATGGTAATTGGGATTATTCATATTGGCTTAAAGGTAAAATTAAACTACCTTTTTGGGAATATAATAATGGAAGGATTAATGGTTATATTGGCTGGCTACGTCGGGGAAATTTTGGACTTGCTTTAAGAAAAGTTTCGTGATATACTTTATAAAATTTAACTGTGAGCTATATTATGAACAAAGAAGATTTTATAGAGAAATTATCAGCAAATGGTAGATTAGTCAATAAAAGGTGTACTGAATCTTATATTGCTAATAATAATTTGTCAGATATTTTAGACAATTTAGTAGATAAATCATTTGGTTCGGTGAGTGATAGAATTAAATATCTAAAATATGGTGGCGGCTATTGTGAAGTATGCGGTATTAGAACAAATTTAGAAAATAATGGACAGGGGTTTGCTAAATATTGTAAAGCACATTTTCACGAACCTAAGAAAAATAAACCAGCGCATAATCGAAAAACTTTTGATATTGATGCAGCTATTAAACTATATCACGACGAAAAAAAGAGTTTATTAGAAATATCTACACTCTTCAATGTTAGTAATGTGACTTTGGCTAATAGATTTAAAGAAGCAAATGTTACATTACGTTCTCATAGTGAAAATCAAAAACTATATTGCAAAAGAAACTATACTAAACCTAATATTATTATTGATAGGAAAGAATTAGTATACGCATATACTATAGACAAAATTCCTACGAAAATATTGGCTACACAATATAATTGTCATGAAGAAACAATTAGACGGTTTTTAATACAAGAAGGAGTGGCTAGAAACAACAATAGAAGTTATATAGAACAACATATAATTAATATATTAGATGATTTAAATATTAAGTATGAAATAAATAATAGAAAACTGTTAAATGGTAAAGAAATAGATTTTTTTCTATATGAATACAATATCGGCATAGAAGTTAATGGATTGGCCACACATTCAGTAATTAGGGGTAGTAAAGATTCTAGTTATCATTATAATAAATACAAAAGTGCATTAGATAACAACATTAAACTAATACAATTTTGGGAAACAGATATTGTTAAAAAACCAGCAATAATAAAAAATATCATTGCTAATATATGTAAATTAACTATTAATAAATTAGATGCTAGAAAATGCACAGTAGATGATGTAGAATTAACTGCTGCTAAAGAATTTTGTATTAATAATCATATACAAGGAATACCAGGAAATAATGTCCACAGTAAAGGATTAACATATAACAATGAATTGGTTGCCTTAATGTGTTATTCAATTAAGGATGATACTACTATTATTAATCGCTATTGCACTTTGTTGAATTATAATATACGAGGAGGATTTTCTAAACTTTTAAAATATATCCCAGGTAATAGAATAAAAACATATAGTGCTAACGATCTCAGTAACGGATTATTATACGAAAAAAATGGGTTTAATATGATACACCAAAAAAATCATAATATGTTTTATACCGATTATAATATACTTTATAATAGAGAAAAATTTATGAAAAAATATTTACCCGATTTATTAGACATTTATGACGAAACTAAAACCGAAATAGAGAATATGATTATCAATGGTTATGATGTAATTTATAAGTCTGGTACTAAAACTTGGATATTAGAAAAATGACTATAGAACTTTTACAAGAATTAATCAATAAACATCTTAAAAATAATATGGGGAGATATAATGCAAGATGTTTAAATGAAAATTGGTTTATTAAAAATGATCTATTAGATTTTTATAATAATATATTAATTACCACTGATAATATAAAAGATCGAACATTTGGAGAACGTTTATGGGCTATTGAACATTATCCTATTCCTATTTGTGAATGTGGCAACCCAGTTAAACGATATGATAATGATAATAAATGGTCAAAATACTGTTCTAAAAAATGTAGTTTAACATCTTCTATCAGAGCACAACAAATATCTAATACAAAACTATCTATTGACCACACTGATATTAATATTAAACGCGCAAACACTATGATAGAAAAATATGGTGTAGCGTATAATTCCCAAAGACCAGAAATAAAATCAATCTTATCAGAAAAACAATCTAAAAATCAATTATCATCAGAAATTAGAGAAAAACTATTAGACTATAATTGGGTATATACTAATTATATTACTAATCAAAAAACAATATCAGAATTATCAACCGAATTAAACTGTTGTGATGGTACAGTTGCAGATTATATACAAAAACATAATATAGAAATTCAACAATATCATAAAATATCAATTGCGCAAAAACAAATCTATAATTATATTAATGATGAATTGGGTATATTATGTGTATATGATAAAACAGGATTATTAAATGGTAAAGAAGAAATAGATATTTTTATACCAGATTATAATATTGGTATAGAATTAAATGGTTTGTATTATCATTCTTTTGCGACATTTGAGTCTAAAAAAGAAAAAGAAAAATTATTAAATAAAAAATTAAAAGCGCAAGAAAATAATATAAACTTATTGCATATTACAGATCATCAATGGTATAATAAAACCAATATAGTTAAATCAATAATTAATAGTAAATTAAATATTACTAATAAAATTTATGCGCGACAATGTACTATTATCAATCTAAATAGCAAAGAAGAACGAGAGTTTATTGATACTAATCATCTTCAAGGATATATTGCATCTAAGGTAAAATATGGATTAATGTTCAATAATGAATTAATTGCTATAATGACATTCGGCAAACCAAGATATGATAAAACATATACTTGGGAATTATTGCGCTATTGTTCTAAATTGAATACTACAGTGGTGGGAGGATTTTCTAGATTGATTAGTAAATTTAAAAAAGAATATGATGGTAGTATTATTACTTATGCAGATTATCAGATATCCAACGGTAATGTCTATAGCAAAAACAATTTTAATTATATTAGACGAAGCAACATTGGCTATTTTTGGACTAATGGCACAATTGTATTAAATAGAGTAAAATGTATGAAAAATAATCTACATAATTGGTTAAAAAATTTCGATAATACTAAATCAGAAGCAGAAAATATGTTTGCCAATAATTATAGACGATATTGGAAGTGTGGTCAATTGGTTTTTTCTTGTAAATAATTATATATTTTTATTGCATTAAAAAAGGGAGATTTTATTCTCCCTTTTTGTTGTCTAATTTTTAATAGGGCTTATATAAAACCCTATTAATATCAATAAATTACATAAGATTTGTAACTGCTACGCGGCGATAGTAATAATTCTTATTAGCAGTTAGATCTCCAGTACTACCAGAACCATCGTCTAAATCAACAAATGGATTGGCAACTAATCCGTACCTGGTTTTAAAACCAATTTTTGGTTGGAAGGTGGCCGGATCAACTGCACGAACTAATTGGAGAGGCACGTATGGACAATAGAAAAGTCCAGCATCAAATGCAGAAGCACCTTTATATCCTGCTAAGAAGAATTGAGTAGCAGATTGATTAGCGGCATAGGGATCAATATAAACACGATATTTACCGTTAAGAATACCGGCAAAAGTAGTGGAAGCTTCGTCAATTTGTAGTTCAGTGTTGGCTTGAAGAGCAGGAGCATAATCAAGAACACCAGCCATAGCTAGTGCAGAAGCAACGTCTGAAGAACAAAGGATAAAGTTAGCGCGACCACGACGAGTTTGTTGAGCAACGGCATTGGCATCGCGTTCAATTTGGAATAATAGACCCTTGAACTTCTCAACTGACCAACGACCATTAGAATCAACATCCATATCAAAGGTGCCAGGAGTAACGGTATTAACTTGAGCACCGGGTTTGGCAGTAACATAGATAGTACGAATAACTTCGCGGTTGATTTCAGCTAGAATTTCTGTAGACAGAATATTAGCTAATTCATTTTCAGCATCAAGACCATGAACGGCTTTAAGATCTTGAGCTAGTTCAACTGAGTACTCGGCTTTTAATGCGCGAGTCTTAGCAATAACAGAAGTCTTTTCGATTGAGAAAGCCATTTGACCAAAAGTACCACCTGCACCAAGATCTTCAGCATTAGCAGTAGTTAGACCACGGGCAGTAGTAACGGAACTAGTCCAACCAGAACCAGATAGACTAGATTGATCAACACCAGATCCCATATCAGCGCCAGAATGCTCGGTATTAGCTTCATTAAACAGTGCTTCAGTACCACCTTGAGTACTATAACGAGATTTCATAGCAAAAATTAGACCAGTGGGTTGAGTCATTGGCTGAACACCACACAGATCATAAGCAATTAGTTGAGGCATAGCGCGACGAACTAGGCTAATGAGTACGGGATCATAACCAGAAACAGTACCAGTAGCAGCACCAGCACCACCTAGAGCAATACCAGTACCACCGGAGTTAACGGGAGCAGTTTCAAATAGTGCTTCAGAATACTTACGCATTTCGCGTTCTTGATTCTCTAGAAGTACTGCGGTAACTTCCCTACGATAATTGTCTTTAATACCAGGAAGTGACTTATGATCAAGTACTGGTGCCCATTTTTCAAGTAAAACATTGGAGTTTAGCATTTAAAATTTCCTCTTTATTTAATTAATTTGTCGAGAGCAGATAGATAACCCTTCATGGAAGATGGATATACTTTTTCTTCCATAATTTGAATTGGTTCGTTATTAATAATGTAATTAGTAGCAGGATTACTTACTGGAGTAGTATTCTTGAAATAACTTTCACGAATGGTTTGCACTTTCTTTTTATAAGATTCGGCATTATCGAAAGTTAAATCTTCAGTTAATGTTTTGAATTTTTCCTTATCGGTTTCAACTAATCCTTTAGCAATTTCATTAACAATTTCTTTAGCTTTGGTTTCATTTAATCTAGTACGAAGTTTAGTAGTAGTTTCTACTTGTTCGTTAAGTCGAGTTTTTAATTCTTCAACTTGTTTTTCTAATGACTCCATAACATCAAACTTCTCTTCTGGAACATCAATATAATGCTCTTCAAAAAGGTTCTTTAAGCCATAAATAAATCCTTCTACGATTTCAGTCTTCATTCCACTTTCAAGGGCAATTTCATTTTGTTCAAACCACTGCTCAACAATATAGTCGAGGTATCCATCAACTTTATCAACTAAACCCTCTTTAAGTTGTTCAACTTCCCTATTAAGTTGTACGTTATAAGCTTCTTCGATTTTAGAAACTTCGGTGCGTACTCTATTTAAAACTGCTGCCTCAAAAATGACACCAGCCTTTTCCTTAAATTCTGGGGTAAGATTTTCCCCTTCTACTAGCGCATTGACATCTTCAGAGACATCAACAGATTCTACTTTTGAACCTGGGATAGCATTTTTCTTCATTTCATCCTCGTCCTCTTCATCGCCTTCTTTGTCTTCGTCATCTTCTGGATCTTCTTCGTCATCTTCATCGCCAAAAGTAGGATTCATATTATCGGTTTGACCCATAGGAGGTTGCCCGACAGGTTGCCCGACAGGTTGCCCGACAGGTTGCCCGACAGGTTGCCCACCTAATGCGGGATTAACTACACCAGGAACACTACCAGTATCTACAGGAGGCGTTGGATAAGTCATACTAGGATCAGAATATTGTGCTAAGGTAGTATCACCAGGAATACCAGGAATACCCATGCTAGGATCATAAGGAGAAATTCCCATGCCCTGCGGTTGTGCTTGTGCATCAGATTCGGCTAAAACCTTAGATTCAGCAAGAATTTTTGCAATTTTTTGTTCGATTGACATTAATTTCTCCTATTATTTTATATTATTTATTAAATTTAATTTTTCACTATATCCATTAATGATTACACCTGTTTATTAATACCAGGATAAATTATTAAAAACTTATTTGATTGAGCGCAAAAAACTATTAAATAAATTAATCTTTTGCTCGGTAATTTGTTTAGAATGCATTTTGCGCATTCTATTCTTAAATTGTTCCGCTAATTCCCAAGAATCTTTATATAACCAATCAGCACTTTCCATAATTCCATTTACCCAACAATCAGGACCAGATGGAGAAGAAACTATATCTAATGCTGATAAATAAAATCCTTCATTAACGTGGGTAATACCATTTTTTTCAGTAGTTGATCCCATACCTCTAGTAGAAATACCAAAAGATACGCCCTCATCTATTAAACCTTTAGCGATATTAGCCATTGGAAATCTTTCGCCCAAAATTCTTGCTCTTCCATAAATATCGTTACCTTTCCATTCTAATTTTTCGACAATATGAGAAGCACGTTCTGGATCAAGTTGCATAGATTTTGAATGATTTAATTCTCCTAGTGCTTGGCGTTTATCAATTTTAGGTTGATAATCTTTAAGTGCATTTTCCATAATACTTCTAGGATATATGCGTTTATTTAAATTGGTTTTTTCTGCTTGAGCAAATATACCTTCAATATAATATTTTTTCGGGGTATTATTGTCCTTGCTTTCTACAATAGTTTTTGTTAAACTATGATCTATGTCTTCTATTAATAGTTGTATAGCCATTTTTATGAACCTGCTACTGTTGGATCGTCATAAGAACCGAATGTGGCATCTTCTATAGTTGATTTATAACCACTCATTTTCTTTAATCGTAACCATACTTCACCTTGAGTTCCGGTAATAGTTACAGCAATATCATTAGTATTATTGGTAGTTTCTGGAGTCATTTGGCTATTATCGAAATCTAGATAATTAGAACCAGTTGAAGGCAGGGTCATTACTATTAAACCACCTCTAGCAACACTTAATACACAATCATTAGTACCTGTCCAAGATACTCCAGTAATATTAACAACTTGAGTAGCACCATCTAAAACTTGACCAGAAGATAGTAAATCTGTTGCTAAAACTATAGTAGCAGTTCCGGCATTACCTGCTACTTTCGCTACACAATCTTGATGTGAAACTTTTAAAAATGATTTGGTAGCCATTAACTATATCCTTTAATTTGCTTTATTGTTTGTGTAAAATTTCTATTATTTTTATTCATGTGTTTAATAATATCTAAATGCTCACCTAATACACTATTTATAATTTCTTGAGTTTTATAACTAATGACAACTTTACTACCATCTTCTAATATATAATCAATTTTATTAGGTAAAATGTTGTCTAATCTATTTAATTTTCTCATTTCAAATACAACATTATCACCTGTAAACAATTTATTTAATGCTTTATTGCTATAATCTTTAATAACACTTTCGGTAATTATTGTTTGATTATTATGTTTTTTAATAAGATTTGGTAATAATTTTTCTATAATATAATAATAGTTATCTATATTTATCTCTTCGTTTATCCTAGCACATTTAGGTTTTAATTCTCTATTTGCTAGTGATATTTTAGAAGAAAAGTTTTTATAGTTCATTAGGTTTTAATTTTCCTTAGTAGGGTATCTATCGGATAACCAGTGGTTTAGACCTGACCATAACATGTCATATGATCCTATTTTTTTATTATGATTTCCATAATATTGACTTACTTTAGTATTATCAGGATTAGTTGCATCCCAATAATTTGAATTTACTCCATTATGCACGGCTACAGTAGTTCCATCTTTATGTTTATAATTATATGATCTAACGAAACCCTGTTGTGGTGGTGTATCGGTTGTAAAACCATATTTAACTAAATGCTCATGCCCCCAACTACCAGTTTCGGCTGGGTGCATCTTTTGATTAGCTTTCTCAAATGCATCATTAAAACTTGACTCGCTAATATTATTAAACACTGTTTTAGCTAATTCATTACGACGGTCAGTAAGTGAATTAGAAATTTTGTTAGCCATCACTTGATGAAATGATTGTTCAAATTTCATAACATCATTGTTTTGTAATGAGTTGATTAATTCTCTAGTAAGGTCGGTTGTATTCATGGGGTAGCCTCTCTATTTAATACAGATTTTATAAAATTACTTACAGCAAGATGTTGTCCAGATTTTAGTAATCTTTTTAATTGTTGTTTTTGTGGTTCTGTGGCAATATGGTTAAAATGATTCAAAGGTAATCCCGTATCATCTTCTGTTATATTAATATCTTCATTAACACTATCTTTTAGGTGTGAAATATTTGATTTTGTATATTTACTTAATCCGTTTCCTGTACCAAACATATTGTGTAATTTATTGTGTAAAGCATTATTGACAAAAATATGATCTGGATTAACTTTTTTAGGTGCTGGACTAAAATATTGTTGATGATCTAACGGTTCTTTATCATTTTTATTAGCAATATTGTTTTTAGTTTTATCTGGAGTATTTTTTATACGATTAGCGACAATATCCTTTGCTTTATCAGGATTATGTTTATTGCCGATAGGATTCATATTTTTCTTATTATCATTAATTTTATCGGATATTTTTTCCATGATAGCAATATTAAATGTTTCTTCAATTTTTAAAACATCTCCTGAAACAATTGCATCTACTAATGATTTGATATTGCTATACATGATTGATTCCTGTTCTTTTATAATTGGTAAAGGTGATTTTATTATATTATTGTGTACTTTTGCGTGACAATTTCTGCATAATAATACTGAATTAGTTATTGAATCATTGCCCCCTGTATTTCTCGGTATATAGTGATGTACTTCTAGTGTATTATTATCTCTAGTCGAACCACCAATATTCCCTTGCCCACAATTTTGGCAACCCCCTATTTTTTTAAACAACGATTTTTTTAATGATTTTGCTATTCTTTGTGATCTATCAACTGCCATTTTATTTTTCTGCGTTTTGTGGCGAAGCTTGTGGCGAATCTTGTTGAGGATCTTGTTGTGAAGCTTGGGCCATCATTTGTTGTTGTTGAATTTGTTGTTGCATTGCTAATTCTTGATCTTGCTGTAATTCAAACTGCATTTCTTCCATATCATTATCAGATTGCATTAACACATTCTTTCTTACCCAATTTGACGAATAATATTTCCCAACATAAGGATCAATCATATTCAAAATGGCAATTCTTTGTTGAATAATTTCTGATTCTTTTAATTCTGAAAAATAATTATCGCGTTGGTAATTAAATCGTATAAAATGTTCAATCGCCTCCCATTCATCAGGTCGTATAATTCCCTTTAATATTAATTGCGTCTTTAATGCATCTTTAAATAAGAAACTAAATTTCTTTCTAAGTCTTTCTACAAATTTATTAAACTTTACTTCTTCTCTGGATATTTCGGAACTTCTACCAATTGTAAAAGTAGCTTGTGGTTGCAATCTTGATAATGGTACTTTTAATGATTTGTACAATTTTGCTTGGAAATATTCAATATCACTTATATCTGCTAAATTAGAATTTTTAGTAAATACGCCACAACTTAACGCAAAAGTATGGTAATTATGATACAATTCTTCGCTATCAATAGTTAATGTTCCCACTTCAATTGGATCATCTAAACATTCAATAAAATTTATATATATATTTTGTAGTTCGTTATATACTAAATTTTCATCTTCTGACATATCTCTATAAAGTGGAATTAAACTATCTCCAACAGTTAATTCGTCAGTTCTTTTAAAATCTTCTCCGTATTGAGGCCATTTATGATCTGGTGTAGCAATAATAGATTCCCCATTATCTAAAGTAATTTTCATAACTTTTGCAGATTTTTGTGTTACACCAGCCCAAGAAATTAATCCGGGTACTATTGCACCAGTTTTAGGATCACATGAATAAGACCATAATTCTTTTCCATTTTCTATTTCTTCAGATATTTCTGTAATTGTTAATTCTCTACCATCTAATAATGAAATGCTGGTATCCATTGCTAAACAACCACCAGGAAGCGTAGTAATTTCAGTTCCTCTACCACCTTCTCTTCTAGGCATAAAGAAATCTTCTACCATTGCCATATGTCTTTTATTATCTACAACTTCACCTGTGGAGTTGCATGTATAGATTCCAGCATCTAATGCAAATGTATGATAGTTATGATATATTTCGTTTTTATCTATACCTAAAGTTCCTACATCTATACACTCAGAAAGATATTCAATATTAATTATTTTATGATTTTTATATGTAACTGCATCAGACGTAACAGCATTTTTATATTCTGTCCAATTATTATACCCACATAATTTATTTATTCTAAGCAAGTCATATTTTGTGAAACTAGTTAATAAATTACGACCTGTAGATATCAATTCTTTATTAAAAGATTGCCATAATGTAATATCAATATTTTCATTAATAAATTTAATAGAGGCATTGTTTGACATATTCAATGCGGCACATTTTTCTACAACATCTAATATATTATCTGTATATTTAATCGTAAATAATTTAGCAAGATGTTCTTTATGTTGTTCTGCCTTTTCTCCATTCCATCTAACTTCATTGCCCGATGTAAAAAATTTGGCATTTCTATTGGCGTTATTAATTTTTCCTCGTTCTGCCCATTCTTTTCTTTTTTCATCGTCCCAAAAAGATTTTCTGATGTTAGACATATGAGTAGCAAATTCTTCATCGTTTAATAATTTGTTTTTATAGGCTAATCCACCTAGTCTAGCGTTTTTTGTTGTTTCTTCTTTCGTTAGACCATGTATGCCTTTTTGTTCTAGTACCATTTTTGGTCCAACTATTTTACCTAGACGTGTTCCAAGGTCTTTACGTTGTTCAGGAGTCATATTAAACATTGGTAAATTATTTTCGCGTTTTCTTTGTGCGGTCACTTTTCCACCAATTTTTCCTGATAAACTACTATGTTGTTTATGATAATCAAAATGATCTAATTTCGCCATTCTAATTAAATTGTCTGGTGTATTATCTAATCTCCGATAATTTTTGTGATGAATTGTATTTTTATCGTGGGTTATATATGTTTCGTTGTGTAATAATTCATTTTCTAATGAATTATCATCTTTCCATTTAGATACGAGTCTATGAGTAAAGACCCATTTTTTAGTGTTATTTTCAAATAATTGATGATATAGTGAATTTGGGTGTTTATAATGTATTGCTTTAGTTCTTTCATAAAATGGTATCATAGAATCACCAATAACCAAATCTTTTGCTTCTGTTTTACCTTTACCCCATACAGGAAATTTATGATCATAAGTGCAAGTGATAGTTTTACCATTATCGAGTGTTAATCGCATAACTGGTTCATTATGTCTAGTTACTCCGGCACTTGTAATTAATCCTGGGGCAAACTTTCCACTAATAGGATCGCAGGAATACGCCCATAATTTTTTACCATCTTTAAATTCTTTTTCTATATCATATAAAGATAATGTTCTACCATCTAATAATGGCACTAATGTATTCATATCTAAACAGGCATTATATACAACCTTATTACGATATCTATTCATAATATCTTGTACATATTGTTCCGCTTTAAATTTAGAAAGATTGCCCACATCTATATAAAATATTCTTCTCTCACTAGATCGAGTAATTCTATAGATAACTAAGGCATCCTCCATCATTTTTAATTGATTACACGGTTTAACTGCTGGATGTAAATGACTTAACACCATATTAGTATTAGCATCAAATTCACCACTCGTACAATATATAACAGTATCTTTAGATAATTTAATACCTTGATTAGAATGTTCGCTTATGCCGGTATTATTATATAAAAAATATTCTTCAATGTTAGATACAATTTCTACACCACCTGGACCAACAGATTTTTGAATATTTTTTATTTTTCTTATTTTTCTAGGATCAATAAAACGTAATTCTAATATACCATTTTGCGGCATAGTTTCATCGACAATAATATGATAATAAATTTTACCATCTATATACCAATTTCTAAACACATCATATGCTTTTTCATCAAAATTAAGTAATGTAATAATTTTTTCAAATTCATTAGTTATAATTTCTTTAATTTGATCGGTAACTTGTAATGAGTCTAGGGATAAAGATACGGTGGGAATATTAGGGTCAGAGACAATAGCTTCATTAACTATTTCATCTATAGCGGATTCACAGTCAGAATATTGAGCAATTTCACGATATTTACGGATTAAATCGTTTTCGTTTTTAATAATAGTATCAACATCTAATACCATCCCATAATAAGATGAAGTAGAAGATGTTAATACTGACCCATCATCAGGAGTAGGAGCAATAACACTCCCCATATCCTGTTGTGGTTGTTTACGCTTAAATTCAAATCCTAATATATTCATAATCTACCCTCGTAATAATTATTTATATTATTACTTATGCAACCACAAAATGATTAAAGATAAATGTTACCTGATATGTTTCAACAGTATTATTAATTTGATAACCAAGATCAATTTGGCTGATTTGAGCAGGATATGCGTCAATCATTTTATAGGTTTTTACTACTCGGTCATTACGATCTAATTGTTTTACGGTAATTTCTTCGTAATAAGAACGAGGAGGCAATATACCATTAGTTTGTTCACGATTAATCATTTCGTGTGACCATTTTTCTAACGCATTTCTGGTAGCGAAATCGTAATCATTATATACTCCAACTTGCCAGGGTTGCCACTCTCTTTCGCCAGCAACATGAACAGGTCTGCCTCGGAAATATACTGGAATATCCCCAATTAAATATGCAGGTAAATTAGCCGCAAAACATAATATAGAAAATTGTTGTCCTAATCTACCGACTTGAATTTCAAATTGATTCGGACGAGCACCACCTTGTTGAAATGCGCCTTTAAAGGTATCAATACTAGCCATATGTAACTCCTAAAATTTTTTTGTTGTTTATTTATTTATAATAAAGTGTTTTTGTGTCGCCCTAATCTATATATAGGATTTTGTTTAATAAAATCATCAATTGATAATATTTCACTTTCTTTTTGTGTATATCTATAATTTATTGTGCCATCTGTATACCATTTACACCCTTTTACATTAGGTCTGGCATATTTTCTAATTTCCGATCTACCTAATTTATATATAGGATTTTGTGCCATAAATTCATCAATAGATAATTCTGCTTGTTGTCTAATGGTATATTTGTATGACTTATTACCATCATTATACCAAATAAATCCCTTGTTTTTTGGTCCGCCACGTTTTCCCATTTCTGATTGATAACTACTAGAAAAACGATTAATACCTAATTCTCTTTGTTTTTCTATTATCAATTTAGTTACTTTTTGTCTCATTTCAGTAGTATAATCATCTGAAAATATTCCTGATTTATTTTCTACTGATTTTTTCCCACCAATAAGACCACCAGATTTACACATATTATATCTTTTTTCTTTATCCATATTATCGAGATTGTCTTTAGATACTTTACTTCGCATTTCAACAGTATACTCAGGAGAATGTATTCCTATTTGTTTACTAACGACATAATCACCTAATCCCGAATTCCCTTTTCCACCAGAAGAAAGATTATAAGTATCATTTCTTAATACAAATTCCTCTGTTACTATTTTTTCTTCACATTCAAATGCTTCTTCAATGGTAGTAAATTTACCCAATGTTTCTCTAATAAAATTCTCTTTTCCATATTTTTTAATGGCTTTAGATATCATTAACCCAGATCCTAAATACCCATCAAACTCTTCATTGTCGCCATTATTATGAACACCTATATAAATTTTGTTGTTAATTATATTAGTAGTTCTATACACAATAAACATATCACTTCTCCGCTAAATAAATATCTCCGATGAAAAAATAATTAAGTAGAAAGGTTGATTACGGAGATTTTCAACTTTTCGAGAGCTACTCTATTCTACTTATTAATTCCTATATAGTCAATAAATTTATGCTCCAATTTCTTCAAAATCTACTCCAGTACGAGTAGCAATAAAGTTTAAATACAAGAAATTAATTACACGATTTGGTTTTATATACAAGTCTGCAACAAATTCATTACGATCTATAATTTCTGGAGTATTATTTTGAGTATCACACTTTACTAAGAAATCAGTTAATCCCCTACGACCTTTAACATCGCGTAAGAAAGGTTCTACCATTGATACGAATTTACGACGAGTAAAGTCATCATTGAATTCAAATAGTTGATACTTAGCCGCAGTGGCAATAGCTTTTTCTAATACAATAAACAATCTGCGAACATTAATACGATCAAAAGCAGACGGTTTAGCTAATAGTGTTTTATCACCAAATAATACTGTACCTTGACCGGGGAATGTTACTACAGGATTAATACCATTTTTGTATAGCAAATCTCTAAATGCTTTACGAGGATTTACTGCTAATTTGATAACACCTTTAATTTGTCCTCTGTTATATCCACCCGGAGACCACCAAGGATCATTAGTCCAGTCGGTGCGAGCACATAATCCAGCTATATCGCCATTAAGAGGCACCCAACGATATTTGTCACTATAACGATCATATTGGTATTTATAGCCAGAATCGAGTACACCATAAGAAGATGATACATTTAGTCCAACGATATTACCACTATTATCTGGACTACCACGATAATCGACTATTGCTTCAAAATTCTCCGCAGTATTACCAATAATAGGCTCGCCAGTATTAATGTTTAATGGTGAAATGAAGGCGACACAATCTTTACGAATTTCTGCAATATTTTGAATAACATATTGTGCTACGGTTAATGGAGAAGGACCAACAGGAATTAGTGAAATATCATATTCTTCAGCATCATTATAGATACTAAATGCATCAATAATATCGCCCTCATCTGGTTCAAAGTCATCAACACCATAGGCCAAATATTCAGTAGCATCAACAATAGATAAATCAGCAAACTTAGGTGCCGCAGTAGTAATATCAATGGTATCAGTACCCCAAGGAACTACACCAGTGGCAGTAATTGTAGTAGGATGATCCATCCACCAAACATATTTGGAACCATTATTAATTACATCTTTATAATAATTAATAGTACCATCAGATCGTTTTGCATCACTAGCTTTAGACACATAAGCAAATTTTTCTAGAATACCATTTTTAACGCCCGTCCACTTACCTTCTTTATCTAACACAATAATGTGTAATTCATCATTAGAATTTGCAGAATTATGGTTAGTGGCATAAGTGGAAGTGCCAGGAGAACCATCGAATTCATCTTTATATGCCCAACTGGAATATAGGGTAGAATCTGCCATAGATACTGTGATAGAATTGCCCAATGTGCCAGGATATTTAGCTGCCCAAGTACCGACATTTGCAGCACCGTGAGCATATTGATCAATATAATTTTGGCGATTATTAATGACCAGAGTATTATTGGGTGAAATTTTTAGTGGAATAAAGGCATCAGTACCAGGACCACCAATTGTTACAGTTGGTGGTTCAGTGTAAATTCCATCGGTATTTGTAATGGTAACAGCAGTAATTGTATCAATTTTAACGGCAGTAGCAGCACCATTTATACCTCCACTTACTGGAGTAATTGTTACATTAGGAACTGTTTGATAACCATTGCCACGATTAGTTACCGTAATAGCAGTAATAACCCCACCAACAACAGTAGCAGTAGCAGTGGCAACAACGGGAGAAACGCCACCGGGAGCATCAATGGTGATAGTGGGAGCAACAAGATATCCACTTCCAGCATTATCAATGGAAATTTCGCTAATGACACCGGAAACAGTCGCCACAGCGGTTGCGGCATCTCCAGAAATTTGTGGATCTCCAAAAGTAATAGTTGGCGCGGAAGTAAATTCAATACCACCAGTGATAGAACCATTTAACTCTAATCCACCCGTTGCCATAGATATAGCATTGCGTTGACCAGCAGTAGCGGCGCGAGTTACATAGAGACTATCTGTATAAGCTAAGAAATTTGCCGCAGTAAAGAAATATTGGAAATTTTCATCATTTGGTAAACCAAAACGACTAATTAAAGTGGTTTCAGAATCAATTAATAGAGGGTCTAAAACCGGACCCCATTTAAATACACCAACAGTAGCACCAACTGATGAAGATACTGCGGGTATAATATCGGTGTAATCTTTTTCGACTACAATTACGCTAGGTGACATGGCAAAAGGCATTTTATTATTCTCCTAAATTTTAATATATTGTGTATTACTCTTAATTATATTATTATTTATACGAATACACATTTCACGCACTAAAAATTTAATAATTCCATTTGATCTTCGGTTAAATGATATGGATTTTCTTTATCAGGTAATTTTATATTTTTATTTGGTATTTCTAATAATTCTGCGGCATTAGTATAGAATCCATACGGTGTCATATACTCATTAATATATGCTTCCTTTTTTTCTGATAATAATTTTTTAGACTTAATGCTTATCATTTCTTGGAATATATCTTGCGCAGTTAACCAGCCAAATAACCATAAAGTAGTAGTTAAATCATCGTTAATTATTTCATCACTAGCGGCGTAACTTTTGGCTTTCTTGACAAATACACCTAATTCTTCTATAATTTTATGAGAATTTAATATAAGTTGATCTTGCTCGATTAAATCTTTCAATACAGAACATCCTAATGATTTAACATGGGCAGTAGTTCTAACACCAGGAAAACCACGATCCATACTTAATTTTGTTTTACTGGTGAAATATATATGATCATATTCATATTCATACCATATTGTATTAGATACCGATTCGCCTAAGTCATTGGATTCTATTAATATATATGCATCATTATATTGTTTAGCCAAATTATAAATAAGATGTGGAAATTCTAATACCGAGATATCATTATCTTTATATATAGCGACAATGTTATAGGGCATTTTACTAATATCAATAACACTTAATGCCGAATAATCATGATGTCGTCCTCTCGAAACATCCACAATAATAACGTAAGAATGATCATCTTCTGGTTTAAAAAATATTTCTAAATTATCCTTAATGAATATAGGAGTAATAACAGGAATTTCTGCTAATTTTACTCCATCAACTAAGGTATAAGAACTTCCAGAAAAAACGCATTCTATTTCTGAACGATATCGAACTTCTCCTAATTTTTTTAATTGTTTATCCGCCCATTCTTGATCTCTTTTAGGATGTTCAGACCAATGTGCAGATACAGGTATAAAATCATTATTACCATTAATTGCATCTACCCACAATTTATGGAAATGGTTCAAACCAAAAGGTGTCTGATGTCCAACAATGCCATTATAAATTACACTATGACACCAAAAATCGTCAGCAATATGTTCTAATGAAAAATCAAAGACTTCATTTTCAGATTCTTCTATTGAGGTAATCTTTTCCCATTTTAAATTTTGATTAATAATTCCAGTAAATTTATCTATACCGTCAATAGTTAAACAAGTTTTGCGGGAAATATGCGGTGTTCTTTTAAAATAGGCATGTTCTTTGTGTGCAATACCATTTTCTTTAAGCAAATCTCTCCCAAATGGTATTATATCTTTACTAACATTTCGTGTAGGAATTTTTAATAATTGTTGTCGCTCTTGTTTTCTTGCTATTCTAAATTTTATAATATTATAAAATAAGTTACAATCTTTATATGAATTAATTTCTAAAGAATATATTGTACTATATACTGCCACTTTTTTTGTGGGTGGAATTATTGATTTATATAATTGTGTTGTAATACCAATATTCAATAAAATCATTCTAACTTGTTTAATTAACTCTAATGATGAACTGGCATAAGATATAGTTCCATTTTTATTAGCGCAACCATCTCCATCAAACATACCAGACAAAATGCTGCACAATACTTCTTTAGAACATTCTAATAATCTGGGTGGTATAATTTTGTATTTAGCTTTTGTGGATATATTAAAACCTAAATATTGAAGAAACATACTAAATGACATACTGCCAATAATATATCTAATATCTTTACCACCAATGGGAAGATTTAATATCTTTAAACTATTAGAAATATCATCTCCACAGGTAATAACAGTTCTATTTTTATCAGACCATCCTTCTGCAATATATAATCCTAATACATATGCTAAATCTATAGATAATGTAGAATCCGTTATAAATTGATTTTGAAATTTATTTGTAATATAAGGCACATAATCAGATATATCATCGTTATTTCCCCATATATTTTGCCCATATTTAATTGATATATAATCGCCTATTGTTAAGTCTTTAGATTCATACCAATTAAATATCCCATTTTTACAAGCCCATAGTTTATGATTTGTAGAACATTCTAATTGCGCTGATTTAGATGTAATAATTCTAGTATTAGCTATCCCAGAATTAACCATTATATTACCAGAATTGATATTAGAAAATCCATCAACTTTATATGGCACTACTGTATATCCGATGTTTGGATGGATAATTTGATTAGGGTCTATAAAATCTGATACTTGTTTTATACCTTTATCGCTGAATACATAAGTATCTTTAGTAACACATGATATTATTACTAATTTAGAATTTTCTGATGAGGATAATGTTGGAAATACTGAAGCAATAAATTCATCCGCTAAATTACTATTCAAATTGGCAAATTCATCCAACACTAATAAATTACAATTATGACTGACAATTCCATTAGTAAAATAACTATTCGTTTCTTCTACATCTAAAATATCATATACTTTATCTGGTTCAATATGATCAATACTAATGACTTTATGATTGTTATATAATTTATCTTCAATATTTAACTTATCTACCCGTATATATTTACCATTTTCTAATAATACTTTGTGATCTCCGGTACATTTTAAAGTAGATCTGTTAGTCGTCAATAATAACAAATCTTCAATATCATGCTTTATAATTCCAGTAAATCCTCTAAAACCTTTCTCGGTTAATATTTTACAACAAGTAGATGATAATTGTACCCGCTTAGATCCTATTGGCATTAAATGTAAAATATTATGAACATTTATATAATCTTTATGCCCATAGTATTTAACTTTATGTCCCCAAGCTAAGAATTTATCAATAGTATCATAATAAACATTGTCATATTCATCAGTAATACATATCTTAGTATCTCCCGTAACACAAGACATACCACGAACAGCAGATGGAGAAGTAGCGGCACATAAACATCTAGAACCATTCTCTAATGATTTTTTATTCCATTCTAATATTCCCTGTTGCAACCATGGCGGCAATGATTCTATAATATACTGAACTTTAGAAAATATCTCCTTAGCAATCGCCTCTTTGTTCGCTAAAATAATGGCAGTCTTGAATTCATTAAATAATACATACCAAGAAACATATCCCGATACTACTGTAGAATTATGCGATAAAATACCAGCACTCCAAAATCTATGTGTGTCAGAATCAATACTTAAATCATACATATGCGATTTTTTTTTAGATTTTTCGATATATATGACTTCTTCAGGGCCGTCTTTGGTAATTATTTTAGAATAATATTGTTGTAGATCTTTTACAAATACTGCCTTATAATTTTCGTCAAATACTATATGATTATCTGCGCAAATTAATTGATGACCAGAACATGTTAATATTAGCCATTCTGTATATTCAATTGTTTTATGAATATGAGTAATATCCCGCCAACCATTGTCAGTCTCTATTTCCCAATCATCTAATTCAATACTATCAATACATTCGGCCATTAGTTATTCCTTATTCATATATATTGCTATATATATTATTAGTTGTCTCTTTATCACTCATATAATAATTAATATCTTCGTACAATT